GAAAAGCTGATGGGCGAAATTGAAGCGAATGATGCCAAGACCGAAAAACTCATAATGGATACTCATAATTCAACTGTCAGCGCTCTCAAAGAAATGATGGAGACATTCAAAATTCAGATTGAGGCTGGAATACCGCTTAGCCAGGATGATCATAATGCACGCGTTAAGCAATTAGACATCGTTGAAGAAGCCCAGCAACAGATCGATGAGGGGCCAAATTCTGAACAGGCGGCCAGCATCGTGCAAGATCAAGTAGCAGCGGGGCAGGCATTACCGCCAGGAGAGCAACCAGACAACGCAAGACGGTTAACGGTTAATCAGCCTTCCGCCTCAGTTGGTCAAGACATAGTTAGTTAAAGTTTCAACCATAACGGAATTGAGGTACAATATTACAACGCACACGTCAAGCGCATTGACGGCCAAAATCAACCTTAATAGGTGTTTAATGTCAGAAGAACAAATAGCTGCACTAGATGAAACTGTAGAATTGGAAGTCAATAATGATCAAGTTGAGGCCCAGCAAACAGAAGAGTCAAATTCGGAATCAGCACCCGAACAGAAGCCCGAAGAAAAGCAGGAAGACGGGTTTCAGAAACGTATTAACAAAGTAACAGCGGATAAATACGCAGAGAAACGGAGAGCAGACGATTTACAGCGAAAGCTTGATGAGTTGAATACTAAGCCAGCTGTGGAAGCGGTGAAGAAACCAACTTTAGAAGACTATGATCACGATGACGAAGCCTATAACGCTGCAAACATCGAATATCAGGTCGGAAAAGCTGTTCAAAAGGAGACTGATAAACTTCAGCAAAACGCGGCTAACGCTAAACAGGCGGTGATTCAAAGCGATTTTAACGATCGTATTACTGCTATTAACAAAGCTGATTTTGACGAAGTTGCAAACGCAGTACCACAATTGCCACCCGGTGTAGCTGATGCGCTTATGCAGTCGGAAAATGGACCTGAACTGATTTATCACTTAGGAACTCATTTAGACCAGGCTGACAAGTTAGCAGGCATGACGCCAACGGCAGCAATTATGGAATTGGGCAAACTTTCCGTTTCGATGAACGCCGCGCCAACAAAGAAAGCAAGTGCAGCACCCGAGCCAATTCAGACGTTAAACTCTGGCGGGGCAATCTCTCAAGACCGAGGGCCGAAGGGGGCAACTTTTGAATAAACTATTAAACATTAACGAGGATTTAAATCATGGCTAACAATTTTGACAGTAACTTTACGCGGAAGCTGGCCCGCGTATTTTTAGAAAAGTTTGACAGCGACCGAGTGCTATCTAAAAACGTAGATACTCAATTACTTGCTGGTAAGTTCGCTCCTGACACTGGTGATACAGTAGACTTTAAACGTCCTACAGATTACAAGTCAGTTCGAACACCTAAAGGCGATGTGTCTAGCGCAACAAAATCTGACATCATCACTGGTAAAGCGTCAGGCGTGGTCCAAGACTACTTCACTGCTTTCGTTGATTATGATGAAGCTGATGAAGCTATCGAGATGGATCAACTCGACCAATTGCTCGCCCCTTTAGCAACTCGAATCAAAACGGACCTGGAATTAGATTTTGCTGCTTTCATGATGAAGAATACAGCTCTATTAGCGGGTACTGTCGGCACCGCTGCTGACACATGGGATGATGTTGCGGAGGCTGGCGCAGTGCTTCAATCCTCTGGTGTTCCTGCTGATATGCCGTGGTTCTACACAGTTAACCCATTTACTCAGCGGAAGCTGGCTAGCACGAACAGAAGTTTGGGTGCTGGTGGTGTTGCTGGCGGATTAGTTAAGACTGCTATTGATAAGGCGACTATATCGGAGATGTTTGCAGGCTTTGACAAAGTTATGACTGCTACCACTTTGGCTAGTTATACCATCGGAGCAGAAGCAGATAGAGCAGGTACTTTGTCAGGAACTCCAACGGTAACCTACCTCGCTGCAAAAGACACCATGACTCAAGTCTTGGCTGTTACGGCAGTTGGAGCAGGCTCCACGGTTCTTAATGCTGGCGAGACCGTTACTATTACGGCTGCTTCTGGCGCTATTAATCGTCTAAACCTATCCACTCGACAGGTTATTTTGGATGAAACTGGCGCTCCTATCGTATGGACAGGTACGGTAACTGAAACGGTTACACTATCGGGCGGCGCGGGCAATGTAACAGTAACGGGTCCGGCGATCTTTGAGGCTACAGGCGCTTACAACACTGTTTCTCAATCTCCCTTGTCTGGTGATGTTGTGACATTCGCAGGAGCGGCTAATGCAATAGTCCAGCCTAACCTGTTTTGGCACAAGCAAGCGTTTTCAATCGGCTCTGTTCCGATCAAGAAGCTTCACTCTACTGATACGCTGGCGACTACTGAAGATGGTCTTCAATTCCGTATCTCTAAAGGCGTTGGATTCCTTGAGAATGAACAGAAGGTCCGCTTTGACTTCCGTCCTGCTTACGGCGTTATGAACCCGTTTTTTGCGGGGCAAGGTTTTGGGGCTCCGTAGACCAATTAGAAGCGTTAACCCTCAGTTAGTGGTATGATATAGAATCATTAACTGAGGGGTTCATTATGGAAAAGATAGATACTTTAAGTGTTGGTAAATTATTAAATTTGGTAGATGGCGTTTTTTATTGGATAGCTGATAGTAAGGGAGCGAGAAAAGAGGGCGCCAAGGCGGGATGCAAGAATCCAAATACAGGGTCAATAGTCATCGAGATATCCGGAAGAAATTATCAGGCGTCACATTTATCATGGTTAATATCGAAGGGTTCTTATCCTAAACACAGGCTTGAACATATAAACAGCGACAAGTTAGATAATAGAATTGGTAACCTCCAGGAAATAATACCTAATTCTATAAAGGTTGATTTTGATTTAGTTAGATTTATTTTTGACTACATAGACGGGCATCTGGTTTGGAGGGAGAAATTATCTGTTCGCTCTCAAGTTGTAATAGGGCATATAGCAGGGTCAATTCAGAAGCAGAAGCACAATGAGTATAGGTTCATAAAGATTGCCGGCAAGAGATATAAGGCGGCAAATCTTATTTGGCTTTACCATAAAGGCGAAATGCCAAGCATGCTTGATCATATTAATCATATTAAACACGACGATAGAATAGAAAACTTAAGGATTGTCAGCCCAAAAGAAAACGCAAAAAATCAAACACTAAGGAAAAACAATAAATACGGCTATAATGGTGTAAGCAAAGTAAAGGATAGGTGGTTAGCAAGAATAAGTGACGACAAAGGTTTACGTGTTTATTTAGGAAGGTATGAGACGTTTAAAGAGGCGGTAGCAGCAAGAAAGGCAGCCGAGAAAATATATGGTTATCACGAGAATCACGGAGGAGTATGAACACATCTACAATAGATTGGATTAGACCTAGCGGCTCGACGATAACGACCAAAGACACTGAAGAGATGATTGCCCACGCAGAATCTCAAGGTTGGAAAGTTAAGCAAGAAACGCCGCTAAAAAAAAGTTCAGAAAGTGGCGAGAAAAAATCAGTCGCTCCAAGCAAATACCAGTTACACAAGATCTCGATAAAATCGATGGATAGTCCTGAAGAAATACGCGACTATATGAAATTACTAGGGTTGCCAATTGATGTTCGCGGTAATCTAAAAGCAGTTAAAAGCAAAGCTCTACATTTAATCAGGAGCCAGGATGACAACAGCAACTCAAATAATTAATGGCGCGGCTGAGGAAATTGGCGTTAAGACTGCTGAGATAGCGCTTCAGCCAGGGGATTTTCAAGTTATCCTTGATCGCATGAATGATATGTTATCAGAGTGGGCTGATTTAGGCCGGACTCCTTCTTTCGTTGACGTTTCCGATGGTGCCGATACCGTATCAATTGACCGTAACGCAGTAGCAGCGGCTAAGTATAATTTAGCAATGAGAATAGCTCCTTCTTTCGGCCGCGTTGTAACTCCTACCCTGTCGAATCTGGCTGGCGGTACGCTCAATAACTTAAGAACCTCAGTCAATCATATTGGCAAAGTTGCCTTTCCTGATACGCTTCCCACTGGCTCCGGTAACGATTGCCCAGATTCATTTAATGAAGATAGATTTTTTCCAAGTAATCAGACGGAGAACTTCTGATGGCGCGAACTCCGCTGCCTTTAGGCTTTGTCTTTTACCAATCTGATAGCTTGGCGTTTTCTGCTCAACGTTGCGTCAATTGGATACCAGTTGCATCTGAAGCTCCGGCGCTTAATGACCGTATGTTAATGCAGCCGTTAGGCCTAAAATCGTTCGTAGATACCCTGATTGATGCAAATCGCGGCGGAATGGAAATGAAGGAAATTTCTTATTTCGTTAACGGTAATTCTCTAATTGAAGTATCGAGCCTAGGCACATTTACTAATCGCGGAACTATTCCCGGTTCGGGTCGAGTCAGCTTAGCAAATAACGGTCAATTTCTGGTTATTGTTATACCTGGCCTAAGTGCTTTTGCTTATGACAATGTAGCCAATACTTTGACGCAGATTACTGACGTTAATTTTAGAATTGCTGATAGCGTCGTTTTAAAAGATGGTTTTTTTACCTTCTCCGCTTCTGACGGCTCAGTTGTATTCGTTTCCTCTCTTAACGATCCTTTTACTTACGACGGTACAGAATTTGCTGCGGCCAATATCAACCCAGATAGAATCGTAGCGCTACATGTTAACCACAATGAATTATTTGTAGGCGGCCTGGAAACTATAGAAATATTTCAGAGCACGGGCGCGGCTTCTGGCTTTCCTTTTCAGCGGATACCCGGCGCGAACATCCAAAAAGGATTACACACAAAATTCGGAACAGTTGAGTTTAATAATACCTTTGCTTTCATTGGCGGCGGCTTTAATGAAGAAACGGCTATTTGGCAAATTAGCGGGAGCTCAAGCGCCTCTAAACTTTCAACAGATGCCATTGATAACGAAATTCAGAAATTTACACGCGACGAAATAGCTAATTCTTTTTCTATGACGTATTCAGAAAGGGGTCAGTTTTTGGCTCTTTTCACATTTGAGTCTACGCGCATACCTTCAAGGACTTTTGTATATAACGCGACTGCTTCAGGTCGAATAGGGCAGGCTGTTTGGTTTGAATTTCAGACTGGCGTTAATGATGGAAGGTTTCGAGTTCAATCTATTGTTTCAGCTTACGGTAAATTACTTGTGGGTGATGATCGCAGCGGATTAATAGGCGAATTAGATCACGATACTTTGACTTATTACGGTGACCCAATCTTTAGAAGTATGGCAACCACTCCTTTTAGCCAAGATGGATTACCAATTTTCGCGGGATTATTCGAGGCAACTTTTCAAGCGGGCGTTGGCTTAACTGGTGGCGATGACCCTATTGTGCGATTAGATTTTTCTGATGATGGCGGTAGGACTTTTAGTTCTGAAATCTCACGCGGCATTGGCAAGATTGGCAAATATGGGCAAAGGTCAGTATGGGAGCGGCAAGGGGATTTTCCAGTTTCACGAACTATTCGATTGACGATTACTGACCCGGTTCGGGCTAATTTAATTCGGCTAGCTGCTAATCCAGAATTAGGTGTTCAATAATGGTAGATATTATACCTCCACGGCGAGGTGAAGAATTAACGCCAGAAGGGAAACCTACAGTTCGGTTCTCTGAGTATTTGGAGCGGCTCACAAGCGTAACGAATGACACAACATCTGAAGTAAATTCTTTAGCGCTTGAAAATGTATTATCTTTGGTTAACGCATTGGAAAATAGATTAGGTAGCGGTGATTTTTTAACGTCGGACGAAACAGGTTTTTCGGTTGATAGCGATAGATTAAGCGCTGATATGGACGAGGCATAGAATGACTATTACACAGGAAATTATTAACGTTGGTACAGTTGCAAATGACAGAACCGGCGATAAATGGCGAGCTGCCTTGATCAAATGCAATACCAATTTTACCAGTTTAACTAATTTTGCAAACGCACAGGTTTTTGTATCTATTGCTCAAGAATCTGATTTCGCAACTCAAACATCAACGGTTATAACTTTAGAAACTGACACTATTTATGTCATAACGGCGTCTTTCACAACTGCCAAGAGATTTGATTGTCAAGATGGCTCCGTATTAACGATGTTCAGCGCTTCAAGTTCTTTGCTTACGTTTAGCGGGACTGGGACAATGTTCAGCGGAACAGATGTTAGTTTCTCAATATTTGACGCTCGTATAACTTGCCCACTAGCTAAAGCTTTTGATTTCTCTGATAGCGTTGGAAATACCAAAATATTCTTAGCACGAAATGTATTTATTCTTGAGTGTTTGAAATCTGGTGATTTTGATGATCTGGTTAATACTCAGTTTTTCAATTGCGGCTTTCTAGATACCGATGGTGGCATTGATGTTACAGGATCTTCATCGCTGGCGTTTACTATTGACCGATTGGCGTTAATTAGCACTAGCGCAACATTTAAAGGTGTTGATTTAGGGTCGGCGGTAATTGCTAACATTGAATTTAATAATTTAATTGTCGTTGCTCCTGCTGGTGCCATTGGCGTTACAGGCTTGGCAAATAGTGGAAACATTCCAACAGGCTCAAGCGCCATGCTTACCAATAGCTCGTTTATTGGCGGCCTGACAACTCCTCTGCAGAACATTTCCAAAGATGATATCCGCTGGATTTTGAAAAATAATACTCCTGTCGAAGATACTTTCCCTGATGGTCTTTTGTCGGTTGTTGGTAACTCTACGGAAACAGTTATTGCTTCTTCGGGCGTTGCTGTCATTGTTAACGCTACCTGGACTGTTATTAGTACTTCGCATTTTACTGGCTCAACAGGCGGTCGCTTAACCTACAACGGCGAAAGAGGATTGCCCGGCCCGGTAGACGTTAGTTGCGGTTTAATCTCCGCTGGCGGTGGCTCTATCGATGCTCAGGTTTCTTTGGCGCTAAACGGTACTGTTATAGCTACTTCATCGACGCCAA